GGGCTAGGCGTACATATTTGACAATGAAAAAAGATTTTCCAAAAGTTTGCAAACTTTCAATTACTGTCGGTTCTATAGGTGCTTTATATTTTGTTCTACAAACAATCAGATTTGTTTTTAAAAGATATAAATATATTTGCGAAGCCCAGTCAGGCATTCTAACTCCACAAACAGTGGAAGAAGCAGAATCACGAGACAAGCAAACCAATATTTGGACCAGTGTCCCTAAGACTATATTGCCTAAGACATGCTACCCCCCAAGCACTCTTGCAGATCACGTTGCATCAAATCTAGTGTGAGCAACAATTACTCACGGAATAATAGATGGTAAATATATTCAAGTGAACAGCTATTGTAATGGGCTCATTATTGTAGGCAATTGTCTCATGATGCTGCTTCACATGTCTTACACGAAAAATGGTGAAGAATGGGGGCGCAAGTATGCTACTGTTGTGCTTCACATCAAACGCTCTCCTAAATCACCACCTTGGGTTGAAAAAATATGCACGGATCTTATGGTACGCGTGCCAAATCATGATTTGGTCATTTTTCCTATTTATGGCACGGGAGTTGTTCGTGATTTGGTTCCGTATTTCATTAAAAATGGATACGATGGGGAAGTACGACTCTTATCACGTTCGGTAACCGGTGATAGGTTGGACCGTATGGGACGTACGTGTGGGCATTCAGTGAAAAAGTACTCACGATCTGGTGTGGAAATGAATTGGACGTGTGCCTCCTATCGAATTGCTGATATTCCATTTAAAGCTGGAGATTGTATGACGGTCAGTGTAGCACATAGCTCTTCACCTCATATAGTTGCTGTGCATTTATTGGGTAACACACAAGATCCATATTGCGGAATTGGTGCGACGCTGCATTACGAAGAACTAAGATCGGCTTTGCAAAATGTTGATTTTAGTTTTGTGACTCAAGGCACTGCACCAATAGCACCATGTTATTATGGAGTGGATATTGGGCTTACAGATGACATCAAGAGACATTCACCAGTGAATTTTATAACATCTGACAATATCACTATTTTGGGTTCGGTCAAAGGTGGGACCACACCAACATCACATGTGTCGCCATCATTAGCTGTTCCATATTTAAAGCCCATTTTTGGTGATTCTAAATGGGGCAAGCCTAAGTTTAAATCTGCTGATGGCAAAACGTGGCAGCCTTGGTTCACACATCTGGAACAAGTTGCACATTGCTGCATAAGTGTTCCACACCAGGATTTACGACGTGCTCTTAAAGATTATTTACAGGACATAATACCCATTTTTTCTAAATATCGGAAGAACCATATCGCATTAACGGAAGATGAAACAGTCAATGGTGTACCTGGAAGTCGTTTTTTAACAGGATTGAACATGTCGACATCATGTGGTTTTCCAATGGGAGGGAAGAAAACAAAATATGCAACTCAAACTTTTGTTGACGGACACCTTAAATACACATTTACTGATGAACGCATATGGGCAAGATGGTATCAAATGGCTGATGAAATTCGAAACAACCAGATCCCAGTGACCATTTTTAAAGCCACCCTTAAAGACGAGCCAACAAAACTAGATAAGGATAAAGTACGTGTGTTTCAAGCCGCAGACATAGCATTTTCACTCGGAGTTAGGAAATATTTTATGCCCTTGATAAAGACAATTTGTTTGCATCCGCTATTGACA